GAAAATCGTGGAATGATATCGTCGACACGGCGGTATACGGCGGTGGTAAACGTAACGTAAAGGGAAGTGGATTTAGAATGCCATGGGCACATAAATACGTAAAAGGAGAATATCAAGGAGAATACAGACCGGTACTCAACTATACACACGAAAACGGAAAACTTTCCCGTATTTTTGATAAAGAGCCAACTGTCGAAATCATGCACATGGCAACACTTCGAACGGAACGCACGGACGTTGTAATCGTTGAAGGCTCTACTCGTGATGAGGGTTCGTTCACTTTGAAAGAAACTAAGAATGTTTTACAAAATGAAGTAGTCCTTCGAGACATAGAACTTTTTATTCAAAAAAACATGGATGGACAGGGGTGTGCAGAAGTTACAAAAATATTTAGCGATAAGCAATCGTATCTCGTGTCGACGACATCTAAATATTGTGAAAATCTTCAACGGGATCATGGTTCTAACCATGTATGGTTCCGTATAGATGGACACGTGATTATACAAAAGTGTTTCTGTACGTGTGAAACGATGAAAGGGCGACGATATGGGTTTTGTAAAGATTTTTACGGTAGAAAACATACACTCCCGAGCAAGATTTTCGAACAATTGTATCCAGATGGGTATACACCGCCGATGTTTACATCACCTCAGAATATATGTACCCCGTGTATAGAGGAGAAGAAGGTTGATCCCGTAGAATTGAGTAATTTACTTCAATCGTTTATAAATCGTCACATGATTAAAGATACTACAGTGCATGTCGGCAGCATTACTAAAAAAACTAAAAATATTCAAATGTTGAATACGGATTTAACGTGTAACGACTGTAAAAAGGCGAACATTCAATTTAAAATAAATAAAAAACGAATTTTACAAACGTGTTTGTGTAAACTACGCGAACATAACCTGACAGATAAAATTAGTCGACTGTTATAGAACTAGAGTTTGAAAGGTTATAACGATCGAGGCGCTTAATCAAATAACATATTACACTAAATATATTTAAAAAGGAATAACATATTACTAACAATAATGACAGATACAATAACAGTGAAAACGCGTTCCGGTAGAATATCAAAGGCACCCCAACGTATGAAGCCCACAGAGGATATGGTTGGTGATGATTTCGGCGACGATGAACATGACACGGATTACGACGTGACAGATGAAGATCTATGCGAGACAGAAACCGAAGATGAATGCGATGAAAGTGATGAGGATGATAATGGAAATTTAAAAGATTTCATAGTGAGTGATGATGATGGATCTGATAATGAAGATGAAGACGAAGCTTAAAAGATAGATTAATTAATATGTATATGGAAACTGAATTAGGCAATCCAATTGAATATAATCCCGAAATTTTAGAAAAGAATGATCGAAATGACAGTGAAGATATTCAAGATCATATACAAACCGATCAACAATTTTACTATCAACCACCCCAACCACAACCTTATATGATACCACACGAACAATTTACAAATAAACCAGTCGATTTTTTTGCTACGTTGGACAAATTTGCATATACTGTTATATTTGTCGCGTTTATTTTAGGATTCTTTATGGGGAAAACTATGCAACCAGTTATCCTTCGCCATGGGTGAAAATGGTTCGACTGTTTGACTTGATGCCGCGCACGCCCGCCCACGACTTTCCAATGTGTGAACATGGACTCTTTTATCACCAAGTTCACGCCGTGGTACCACTTTCCGCATTCTACGAGGTGACTGATCATTGATCGCAGGTTTTTCTATTGCTCTACTGGTAATTACTGGACGAATGACCCCTTCATTAATTATTTCAGAAGCCATTTTATCTTCATGATTTAAAAGTTCTAAATCGGTAACAGTGAAATTCATATCAGATCTATACATCTTCATATACTCAACGTTCATCGTATTATTAAAAACGTATATTTTAATAATATGAGAGTTTTTTAAATTAAATATCTATTTAGCTTCTTCTACAATTTCCCCTTCTTCCTCATTCGTCGCATCGGCTGACTCATCTTCCTCTAAAATAGTCATGGCCTCTTCGCGCTGTTTCTTCCTTTCCTCAATTTCCGTGGCTACGATAGCATCGGCTTCTTTTACAAGTTCTTCCATAGGCGTGTCAGGCTTCTCGCGTTTCAGGCGTTCAATAATTTCACCGGGGTGACTAATAGGCGCCTCGTCTGGTTTGTTGTAAAATTTAGAATTTTCGTCACCAGCCTTGAAATAGTTAGTGTTTCCATCTTTATTAGTTTGCATGTCAGATTTGCGTTCGTTAAACATCTTTGCGGCCATCGCTTGATTTTCCTTGTATCCAGACATGAGTTCTTCAAGTTTTTCATTGTTGTAATGAGAATCCTCAATCTTACTAGGATCGGGTGGGATTAGAAGCCATTTGTACATGTCTACAACATAAATATCAAACGTACCATCTTCCTTTTGAAGACGTTTGGCATGGTTCGCAGCCTCGTCGCGTGTACTGAACGCCCCTCGAATTTTAATTCCAAATTTGTCATTCTTTTGTGGCGCCTCGGGTCCAACAACAGACAGACATGCGTATAATTGACCGGGTACAGTGGTATAATCCTGCTCCAAAGACATTGTAATAGTATCAGGGTTTTAAACTTTAAGCTATATAACTTAAGTCGTAATCATGTTTAAAGTTTTCCAACGTACTTATAATATGGAAGAACTTAGACGATTACATAATAACGAGAAACGGATACTGATAGAAAGTGTTTCTAAAAAAGGTGCAAGTGTACTCGATGTCGGGTGTGGATTTGGTGGGGATCTTCAAAAATGGTACAAGGTCGGTGTAAATATAAGCATGTGTGAACCATGTTTAGAAGCATTGAATGAAGCAAAAAATAGAGCCAAAAACATGAAAATGCGTGTAAACTTTTATCACGGTGACATATTTAATTGCCCAAATAGAAAGTATGATATCATATGTTACAATTTCGCGTTACATTATATATTCCAAACTAAAGAAATGTTTCATGGAGCCATGCGTGAAATTAAAAAGCGTATGAAACCCGGTGGTGTGTTCATAGGTATTATTCCCGATTCAGAAAAAATAATATTCAAAACACCATTCGTTGACAATATGGGTAATTTTTTTAAAATGAAAGATACGAGTAATGGGCAATTCGGTGAAAAGTTATTTGTACACTTAACAGATACTCCATATTATGCAGAGGGTCCCAAATCTGAACCCATCGCACATAGGGATTTATTGATCACGTATTTAGAAGATCATGGATTTACAATGAATCAATGGGAATCCCTCAAAGGTAATCCCATATCAGAATTATACAGTAAATTTATATTTGTATATAGAAATGATCGCACTGCTGATATTGTTGATGATTAATGCATTTTTGATAATGAATTTTCGCGAAGACTCTACACTTGCCATTGTGAAAGAAAAATACAAAATCCTCAGGGAGCATTTAAAGGCGACAGAAAATGATATTTTTCATATGTTATACGATGAAATCCCAATATTCGCATACAGGGGGTCTACCTTATCTGGTATAGGATATAATTCCAATAAAGGAGGGGAGATAGGAATATGCGTTGATGGAACACCTAACCACGTTTTTCACGTACTTCTTCATGAATTGGCTCATTGTACAGTTGACGAGTACTCACATAGTCCAGAGTTTTGGAAAAATTATAAAGAACTGAAAAATGAAGCTATAAGTATAGGTATATACGAGAATATCGACGAGTTGACATCATTTTGTGGGAAGAAGATCATTGATAAATAATATTAGTTAGATATATATGGACGGCACGCAATTCAATCTCAGGCAACCACGACCTTCTAGAGTCTTCTCATCTTTAATGATGTGGTTCTTGGTCATGGTCGGTGCGTTTCTTACACGACTCCAATCACCCTATTGGGTTAACCTGACAAACATAACACTATTTGTACCTTTTATTGTATGGTATTTAGGAAATACAAGTCTTATCGTAAGTCTAAATCCTGTTAGTGTTATATTGTCATTATCTATAGCTGTTCTCTTCCTGATTACCTTAACAGAAGGGTTCAAGACAACACCGGGAATATCGGTATTTTCCAAACAGTTAAGGGAAGGGTATAAGAATTATGGGAAAGATATCAAAAGCGCTTGGTTACCTACATTGATGACAATGATAGCATTGACTATAGGGTTAATGACGACTTACATGATAACGGGTGGAAATATCCTCGACATGTATTAAAAGTATTTGCGAGCGACGTAAAATACGATAGCTGCAACAGCGCCAGTAGACGCTAAGCCCACAAAACTCCTGTTTCCCTGGTTATTTAAAAATTTGGGAACGGTACTCGCAAGTTTTTCTTGGATTGGCTTGCTTACGGATACACCGGTAGCAATTAATACGATGAGAGCATCAAGTTGTTCGTCGGTCAAATCGAATGGATTTTTCTTTTTCTTATCTGAAGAATCCTTCCCCGTCGAATTTTGTATAGACGAGGGTGGCATCATAACCTGTTGATGAGCCATTTGAACAGCGCGTGGGTCTACACCCATCATAGGCGTATCGAAAGAGGCCTCTTGAGGCTGTGTCATAACATCGGCAATAGGTGTCGAATCCATAGTATCTTTATAGTTACTCACATTTTTTTCAGACAATTCTGGCACAAACGCGTTCGATCTGGAATGTTTATCGATTGGAACCATACTTTCTGTGTCTTCTGATAAATTCAACGTATAAACCGAATCGGTCATTTAATAATAAATCAGGTTTTTTAGATTATTTTAAATCGCATTTTTTACATGTGGGAGCACACATGTAAAAAATGTTCCTAACGGGGCTCGAACCCGTGACCTTGGCGTTATAAGCACCACGCTCTAACCAACTGAGCTATAAGAACGGTGCATTTAGCTATATTACTAGCTTTCATGTATAACATGGGGGGGGACCCGATTATTATAGGCGGGTAGTCTTTAAGTGTATAAAGAATAACGTATATTCTATATAAATGATACACGAATACGTCAGGGAAATATACGAAATTCTTGGGCCTGGTTTTAGTGAACGTGTTTATCATAATGCCATGGAGGTAATACTGAGAGAGCGTGGAATATCATATGAAACTGAACGTATTATTCCTATTGTGTTTAAGGAACATACAATAGGTAATCTTCGAGCTGACATCATCGTAAATAGAACAACCGTGATAGAACTCAAAACAGTTAAAAATATAACGGATGTAATGGTTTCTCAAGCAAGAAACTACCTTCGATTATTAAATTTACAAGAAGCGTATCTAGTAAATTTTCCACCTTCCACTGGATCTGACTCAGAGGTGATACGCGTTACGTTAGATTAAATCGTTTTGATATATTCCCAATGTAGATCCCCGCATATTTTTTTCCATATTATATCCTGTTGATGGAGTTTTTCCTTTGATTTAAGTAATGGAAAATATTGTAGATATGTATCCTCACTTAATAATTCACAGAATTTATAGAGTACATATGAATATGATAAAAAGTTCTTTCGATCCGATGGACAATTATTGTCAAATGGTTTCTGAATATCTTTAAACATCATGCGTAATTGCTCTTCAAGTTCTATGGGCATTTTTGGTGGTGATATTCCACTCAAAATGTTTGTTATGTATGGAACATGCTCGTAATATTTATTCAATTTTAACTTTTTTAATAAAGCTCGAACTTTTGCATGTGTAATTTCAGTGAGTACTTTGATTTTTATTTTCTTGAACTCATTACGTAATTCTTCAATGACTTCTTTTGGAATAGTCGTCATTTCCTGTGCCTGAAACTGCGACAACCATTCGTTAAAATGATTATCTCTTTTGTACGAATAGTTGATAATTTTCCCGGATGTCTCTTGTTCTTCTTTATACGTGAGTTCGTCGCTTATGAGTACATCAATTATAATTCCACATGCATCACATACAAGTTCACTCGTGTTACGAAAATGGAAAACATTACTGTTTGGACAATTTGGACATTGATCAGTCACGACACGCTCTATGGGTCTATCTAGCGTCTTTTTTTCAACATTTATTAAATAGTCTGTATATATATCCTTTTTTTGAAGGCCTGTGGTTTCTTTACAGTTAAACACGTTATCTGTATTCACCTCATTAACGTTATCAGTGTTTATATATTGTTGTATGTACGGCATGCATTTTCCTATATATCTAGCCATGTCAGTTTCATAAGTACGTTTATTTTTGGGATCATCTTCAATACTTTTCATCCAACATTCTATTTTATTGTTATATCTGCTTAAAAAATTACCTTCCATGTATATAAATGATTAAAATAGCCCGTTCGTTTTTAATTAACACAATCTATACAATAAAACGTATCATGGAATTCATTTTTAAAAGGCATGATTTTAAAATAGTCAGTAGATACATCGAGTATACTATAGATCATGCAAAACCATTTATAACAGATACCCCATTATGGGAAGATTGTGCATATACACACGACGTGGATACCACGTATTATACAATGAACACCGACTTATATTCCGACGTAACACCCGTCCCTGAAGCTATTGATAAAATGATTTTACGTGTCAAATATTGGTATAACAACAAGATCTATAAATACCTAACAAACAACCCCGACTATACATGGCCACCGAAAAAGAGTAGTATAATGTCATTCCATATCCCTCTATCTAGTGCACAATTACTTGATGCATCTGACAAACCCGTGAAAGATATACTCGAAAAAATCAGAAGATATTCTGGTCCTCATTCAGATTTTTACGGTGAAAGGGTTAAAATAAGTGACATGTTTTATTTTACAGAACTATGCCTGTCGACTACCTATCCTAAAATTAAAATTAAAAATTGTTTTGGTATGATGAAGACGGTTGATACCGCAACCGGGTATCTTACAGATCTTCGGTTACCTTAGTAGCTAAGTAAAATTTGAGCTCGCCAAGGTTAGCGACATTGTATTTTAAAATTAAGAACCTGTTTTGTCCTTCTTGCATAATTTGTACGGTAGAACACATACTCGTCGCCTTTGTAAATATGTTCATATATCTTAATGAATATACACCGGACATATGTGAGCAGTCGTCAATACATTGAATTTCCGTTTCCTGATCGGCAAAATCGCCCTTGCACAGTAAACGTAAAACATGCCCCCCGCGAGATATTTCTATCTCATCACCTATGTTAGACATGTCTCTGCATATTCTTTGGAAATCGACTGATGGTATTGGTGTGTTTACAGTCATTTGCATTTCTGGCACTTCAATTTGATTTTCGTTGATATCCAAAAGTTTGAGTGCGAATTTAGTGGACGTTTTTTTATGTTCGCTATGAATTTCGATATTCATATATTCCTTTGATTCTATAGAAATTACAAGAACGTCGTTAACTGTGATCGTTTTGAGAAGTTTATAAACGTTTGTCATATTAACGCCACAATCTATACATTCCTTGCAGTCATATTCTTCAAAATTTTCGGAGGGTAAATGCATATCAATAAGGGATGTCCTTGCAGTATCAAGGGTGACTATAGACATCCCATCGGGTTTGAAGTATATATTCACGTCATTTAGAATATCTTTAAGTACTTCAAATGTAGACTTGATTGCGGCCGCTTGTACAGTGACAAGTTTCATACTCGTTTATTCGAGAATTAATTCTTTATATCACTATACGCCTCATCGTCAACTTTACGACTAATTTTTTCTTCTAGTTCTGGTGTCATTGCGGGTTGAAGAGATCTTCCATAGTCATCAAGTCCGAACATCTCCCCTGTAGGTTCACCGTCTAGTGTTGATGATGTAATTCCACCGAAACCACACGTCTCCAATTCGTGAACTGGTAATAAAGACTCTAACCAATTTTGAATTTCCTTTCCGACGAGGATTTTACCATTCTTAGTAAGCATGGTTGGGACTCGTGTTATCTTTGCCTGAAATTCTGGGGGAATTCCATTTATTGTGACATTGTGATATTGAACGATTTGCTGTAACTGTTTATGTTTTTTGATAAAATTAATCACTTCAACACTATGTTTGCATTTAGGGCTAAAAATAAGAAGAGACATCTATTATATTTTATCAAAAAAATAGAATTAATCTAACACGTTTTTTTCGCATATATATTAATGTATAACGTATTACTCGTTCTAATACTACTTTATCTACTGTTCGATTCCAGGACGGAAAAATTTGGTTACGCTGGAGCTTATAAACCTATAGACGGGGTTAAACTAAATGACCCCGGAGCTGACATGAAAGACTATACATTAGCTGAAAAGATAGAGATTAATAATGATTTAACAGAACAATTCGTACTATTGACAAATAAATACGTTTATGAACACACTGGTATTCATAATTATATCATAGAAACTACCGACATCAAACAGTACAAACACAAAACTAAAAATCATTCACTGTATCGATGTGTATATATGTGCATAAAACCGAGCGGATTCGCATTTGGATTTTCTGTAACCTCTGATATCATATATGTTTCCGGAAATGCGCGTGTATTAGGAGTACATTCACAACAACTTGATATTAAACAACCTTCAAATACTACACCGTTTGAAAGTGATATTAATGGTTCGGAATTTGTACACTACGACGATATCAGGGAAAGCGAGTTAGAAGCAATAAAAAAATAGACTAGCTAATAATAATGATAAACGTGGAAGAAATTTCACAAATTGTCAACAAAAGGAATCGTATGAAGAAAGAAACCTATACAGAACTTTACAAACAAATTACAAGAAAGATAAGACGAGCAGTAGAAACCGGGCGTAAGAAAGTTGTAACACAAATTCCATCTTTCGTAGTGGGGTATCCAACATTTGACAGGATGAAAGCTCTTTCATATCTGAAACGACAATTAGAAATAGCGGGTTTTGATATTATAATACTTGGCGAATATGAGCTCAGTATAACATGGAAAGTAAAAAAAATAAATAGAGATTCATCTGTATCCGAAACTATGGAAGATTTTCCAACGCTCGTTAATCTAAAAAAAGCTGCAAATCACTACAGGCGAAACGCGCAAAACGCCTGATAAAAAAAGTTACTATAATCATAAATGGAAAACTTGAACGTTTTAGTCGAAGCTAAGCGTGAATATATGGAACAACTTTCGATTCTTATATGTCCAGTGATGATCGACGTTTTTGATGCAATGCACCAAGAAGCTCACAACCTGTCTAAAGGACGCAAAGTTCTCATCATGTTCCAAAAATTATTAAAGGACGTACCCGAGTGGAACGATACCATGGCAAAGCAACACACAGATAATATCGCCGATCGATGCGCTTGGTTCAGGGATTTGGTTGCGGCCGTTTTTGTAAGCTCGGTTAAAATCTTATCAGCCGTTCGTTTGAGCAAGGATTCGAAAAAGATGTCAGTTAAACTGCCAACAAACGAAGTCTTTATACATACATGTTATAAAAATGCAGCTAAGGAATTATATAAAGACCCTTACATCTTCAGCGAAACGCAATCTGAGCATGCTCGCAATGATAGATTATATGATCGTTTTACAGTTTGTGTAGAGATGACTGTAAAGGAGCTTATACCAGTTCAACAGATTTTACAAACGTACATGTCAGCTGGAACCGATGAATTTGTAAACGGGGAAGATGCTGACTTACAGAATGATGATATCGACGAATATGACGAGGAAGCGCCACAGGAACCACATGACCCAATGGGAGAAGATCATATTGGTGATACGACGGAACCAATGGGGGAACATGGTGATGCCCCCCCGTTAGATGAGATGATGGAAGAAACCCATGAGGATGAAGGTGGAGTAAATCCGGAAATGCAAGAATATGCCGATGAACCGCCTGCAGCTCCATTTCAAAATGAGTTTAGGACTATTCGGTCCAGGCCAGAACGGTCGCCAGTTCAACAACAGGATGAGCCTGAAGACTTATTTTCAGATGCAACTGATACCCGAACTAAAAAACTTGGTTATTAAATATGGACGACTACCTCCGAGAACCCGCAACGGCCGCATTCGTAGCAGCAGGGATTACAGCAGTGTATATCCATACAAAAGCTCGACTCAATGATGAAGGTACCCTTACGACTAGCGCGTATGCAAAACCAGCCGCTTTAGTTGGTATTTTGGTTTACTTTATAATTTCAAATGGAATTGGTAAGCGTGAAACTATATCAACTGAACCCTTTTGATTAACTTAAAGATTAATCTCATATAATATATATAATGACCTCCATCACTGCCTTTAACGACATGATGGGACAATTTCTTACGGAATTGCACACAGCTTTTCCAGAAGAAAAAGGATTGAAAAAATACATGGCAGCTTTTGAGCTTATGAGATCTGCAAACGGAAAACTGATTGTAGAAGGTTTTATGGCGAACGTTGCACCCCATGTAGAAAAAATTAATAACCGCGATGAATCATTTTTCCTAGAAAATGCGAATGATATCGACTTTTTAAAAGATATCAATCTCCAACATTGTTGGCCAAAAGCATCAGAAGGTACACGAGGTGCAATTTGGCAATACATCCAAACGCTCTACATGCTAGGTACAACTATTACGTCGATCCCGGCAGACACTCTCAGTATGATTGAGACTGTCGCTAAGCAATGTGCGGACAAGCTTCAGAACGATGGTGACGGTGACGGTGGTTTTGACGAAGAGAAACTCATGAAGTCTATGCAAGGATTGCTTGGCGGTATGTTGAAAAAATAAAAAGTGTATAAAATATAATGGTGTCTCTGTTCGATGATCCCAAACAAATAATCAGGGCTGATAAGGTCATGGAATTTTGGCCAACTCAAAAACATACAGCAGCAGGAAGAATTAACGCTACTGCTCGATTTATAATTTACGCAACATGTATTCTATACCTGATTCGTCGCGACGTACGCGTGTTGATATTAGGATCTACATGCTTAGCGGTCCTTTATGTAATGGAGATGTCTAATATGGTAAAAGGTGGTTCAGTGGTTGCAATGCCTGTTGAAGAGGATTATACAACCGCGTGTCAATTACCTACACAAGATAATCCTATGGCCAATGTCTTGCTAAGTGATTATGACGGACGCCCAGATCGTCCATCGGCGTGTAAGTATAATTCAGTTCGAGATGAGGTGAATTTAATGCTCGCGGGAAGTATTCCATACGGGGCCCAAAAATCTAGATCCCCTATGCCAGAGTATCAGCGTAATGCGTATTCCAGACAATTTGTTTCAGGACCTGTGACATCTATCCCAGGTGATCAGACCGCCTTCGCAGAGTCGTTATATGGTAAAAAGGGTGGCGATATTTGCCGAACGGATTCTCGTTTATGTGATCCAAATGCACGCGGTGTTCAACTAGAAGCTTTTGGAGGATTACAACCCAATGGTGATAAAAGAAGTGGTTTGATGGGTGGTGGAAATGGTCCGTCTTAGATAGATAATATTCTTATGTAATAATAAATGGCGTATCAGCTTCAACCTGGTTTAAATTTGGTCGAAAATCCTGCACGACCTCTCGTGTGTGCGACCGAAGAAGTATTCAACTATCCCCAGCCCAGCACATTAAACTATGGTTCTAGCCGTCCGAACACGATGCTTTACGGAACTTCACCTTATATGGCTGGTAAGGGAGCTCCCGCACATTATATAGAGACAAGCGATCAGCTTCGACCACAATCTACATCACGGTTTAATAAGATTGTTGCGCAAACTTATGAACAAAATCTATTCCCCCTTCAAGATGTTTCTTGCAAACTCCCTCTCCAGACAATGACATATGAACCTGGAAGTACACGTGCCGATATCCAAAATCAAATGTTCGCGACGAGATACTCTCCTCAATAAAAAATATTTATAACTTGTAAGAATGGCAGACCCCGTTTCAATTTTAGCGATTGCCGGACTAGCCTTTATAGGAAAGAAAATGAGTGATCCCAAACCCGAAAAGTATAACAATGTTCAGAAAGAGGTTGAAGTTCCTCGATCGTATCAACAGGAAGTGCCAAACATATATTCCCCTGTATCAACGGGTATTGACAACCTCCCAGAACCTAAAATGGAACATAGTAATTTTTCAGATATTGTACCTCAAACACGCTCGAGCGGTGGTGAAGTGTTAGAAATGCGCAATCGTATGTTTGATAACGGTCGGATGAATAACCTTTCTCCAATCGAAAAACAACTTGTAGGTCCAGGTATCGCAGTTGGTCCAGATGTTCCCGCAACAGGTGGGTTCCAGCAAATGGTACGTGTAAACCCCGACAATGTTGGTTCGTATCGCCTCACAACATTACCTGGTAGAAGTGGACCCGCGCACGACGTGTTCGGTGGAAGGCGTGGTACTATGGGAGAAATTGGAAACAATCGCCCAGAAAAGACCGCGTTTCTTCCCGAACGTCGTCCAGTTATTGGTGGAAGATCTCAAGGGTTTGACGGCCACGTTGTTCGTGGCGAGCATGTGAACGGAAAAAGATTAACGAATCGATCTCAAACAGGGTCGCGTGACGATGGTCTCGGCTTCGCGGGTGCGAAGCGTATCGTGTCAGGTATGACTCTATCACAAGATCCCACACGGAATAAGAAAGATGGTAATGAAGAGCAGTATAGGTTTAACAACCAAGTCGCACCTAACGTAAGTTCGTACGCACATGGTTATATTTCTTCACCAGGTGTTCAAATAGGGTCTTCCGGTCCTCACTCAGTCGAGACACTCAATAAATACGGTTTCCGACCCGACGACCGTCGTGGCAAGGCGAACAGGACTGGTAATGCGGGTCGCATGAACGTTCGTGCCGGTGCACTCAATCAAGGTGGTATGCCCACCGTGATGCGCGCTGATACTACACGAGTAGATGGACGAACTGGACCCATGAGCGGGGGGTGGACGCAACAGTATAGCAACAATATGTATTATAAATTTAACGCCTATAAGGGTAACCTAAACCCGAATGCATCTGATGATAGTTTATCCATAGCTAAAAGACAAATTCAAAACAATCCCATAGCTCAGCAAATGATGTAATTCAAACTATTGAGTAATAACACCCATTAAAATATTATCCCTATATTTTAATGAGCGTATACACGTTAGACATAGATAGTAGTGAACGCGATCCAATTTTATACCCGAATCCAGGCGATTATGTCGTCGAATTAACAAATCCTATTTACGATGTCAAAAAGATATCAATTGCATCAGCTAGAATCCATGCGAGTCAATTTTTAATTAATGAAAGGAATAATATATTTGATTTTGTTGTTCATACTACACCGGAAACGGTTGTACGCGTTACTTTAACGCCTGACAACTACAATGGAAAAACGCTAGCTACCGAGTTACAGACAAAGGTTAATAATGCTCTAGGTGGTAATTATCTAATTGATAATATACAATTTACATATAATAATGACAAGAATGAAATATCTATAACATCCTTATCATCACCTGCCGGCGGAGCTTATGATTTTTCATTCAAATTTTATGATGGTGTAAACGGGTATCTCTCTAATACAGCTACTCAAGGATATACAACCCCGCATGATATTATTGGATTACCTGCAAGTAATGTGAAATCTAATACACCCTCAACTGGGGGTGTAGCTGATCTTCTGATTACGGGTAGTCTTAATTTACAGGGACCTGATGCACTTGTCATCAAAATAAGCAACGGTGCGGACGAATTAAACAAAACCGTATATTCTGATACACCATTTTACACTGGTAAAATGCTAATGTGTGGTGATGTTATCAATTATTCTGGAAGTGATGATGCCGTAGTACACAATTTCGACTCAGGTTCGCAAAATATTTCAAAATTACGAGTTCAGTTTTTCTATAGCAGTAACAATCGACTAATTCCATATGATTTCCGAAATGCTAACCATATAATTAAATTATCTATTGAGTGTACGACGGATAAATTGTCAAGGGTACCATTTAAAGAAGAAGTGGGAGCGGAAGTGGATAGAGTTGAAAAATACACTCTTCCACCAAATATTCAGATCCCCGATTTTGGTGATCTGAATAAGTGGGATGCGTTTATATACATATTCCTTATAGTATTAACTGGTATTATGTTCATCGTTATGACGAAACCGAAAAGACTTATCGAGTAATGGCGTAGACGGGAGCCTGGGGCTTCTTGACGCGTTGAGACAAACGAGAAATTACCATATAAACAATCACGGAGAGGAGGGTTGTGAAAAGTGCGGTAAGAGCATAGTTCATACCACCATTCTTCTGAACCTTAACGACCTGATGGATTGTCCATCGGACGAGATCCATCCAAGAAAGAGCGGCCGCGAAGGAAAACCCAGCGACGACCGAATTGAGTGATTGTGTTTCGAGTTCACGGGAGATCGCGACAAGCGTATCGGTAGCAGCTTCGGCGGACATTTTTATATTATACGTAGATTTTTTATTCTGGTAACAATTCTTCCTCGGTTAATATTTTTTTATAAACTCCCTTTTTATATCCCCTGATATTTACATTATCCGCTGTATCTTCCGATTCGGTATCCGAGTCTGACTCAGAATCGGAGTCAGAAACCAATTCCGAGTCGTCACTACATCTAAACGTTTTATAATTAGAATCTGTCCAACCTTCAGGAGTGGGACATGTTTCCATTACTATCGATTGCATTTTTTATCATCTCTTCTGACGGATTGGTCGGATTCCACCCATCCCACGCGTCATACGCCTCGTTTATTTTCGTAAACCTTTCATCGTCAC